TTAATAACGTTTTTGATATTTACCCTTGGCTGCAGTCTTACCTTGGCGCTTATTGTCTGGGCGGCAGTGGCAGCTATCAAGTCCGTGTTGTGAGGGGTTGAGATGTCACTTGTAGACGACATTTTCAAGTCCATACCGCTTGAGATTCTGACGGATTTTGGTCAGGACATTACGCTGGTCAAGACTGTCACGCCCCGCACGTACAACCCAAGCACTGGAGCTGTCACTGGTGCGGATACGACAGTGGTGACGCAAGGTTTTATCGGCAGTGTGTCTAGCCGTGAATCCGAGGGGTTGTATCAGACAACTGATCTGAAGATCACTGTTAGCGGCGACGATCTGGACAATTACTACCCGACCCAGGCTGATCGCATTCGTTATACGCAGGGTGGTGTGACCCGTGAGGCCAAGATTTTGAATGTGACGACGTATCGGGGTGAAGACCCGCTTCTACACGTCATTATTGCGAGGCCGCAGTGATGTCTAAAAGACGCGATGAAATAAGAAATTTGTCTGTCAAGGTGCGAGAGATGGTCAACGATGCTGCTCGTTTTACAGCAGTCGAGATCATGAATGACCTTGCGGAAGCTGGCCCTGAATGGAGTGGCGAATTTCAAGACAGCTGGGTCGCAATCCCGATAGGCACTGGTGCTTCTGGGTCTACAGGCGGAGGTTATCCATACAGCCTGAATGATGTTCCAAAGCTGTCTACTTCGATTAAAGAGACAGCACGAGTTAAGAAATTTGTGATTGAAAATACGCAGCCTTATGCGCTGTATGCGCTTGATCTGAAGGAAGGCTTGTTTTTTGCTGATGATGAGCCTGCTGGTGAAGTTGTTGCGACAGGCAAACGTCCTGTTCCAGGTCTTCGCGGTGATGTGTCTGGCGATGGTCAAGCCAGAAGCACAGCGCCTTTGAACTGGTACACCACTTATATAAATGGTGGAGGAATGGCAAAATCAATAGAAGCTGGAGTGAAGTTTGCCTTTAGGAGGGCACGATGAGGTATCAAGAAATCCGTGCTGCGATCGAGTCTCCGATTCAAACAGCATTTGGAGCGCTAAGTCCTGCGGTGCCTGTGTTTTTTGACAACATCACGGCTGCGCCAGCAAATTCAACGACTGAATACGTCAGGGTTTCTATTGATTTTGGTTTAACAACTGAGCAGACATTAGAGGGCAATCTTGATCGAATTCGCGGCAGTATTGTTATTCGTGTTTACACGGAAAAAGGTAAAGGCCCTGCAAGAAATCAAACTTTAATTAACGAGGCGGTTACTACACTATTAAGCCTTAGTGCGTCCACAAGGGCAGCAACAGGCATTTATCTGCGCCCTGGAGCGATAAACGGACCTACGTTTTCAGCGACCGAAGGCGCTCCACATTTAGTGGGACGCATAGATACTGGCTTTATTGCTGAAGACCACGGTTAGATGTTTTATTGCCTACGCGCTAAGCTGTATATGTCCGGGTTCCGCCCGTAAAGTCCACCATTCCCCGTTCTACGAATGGCTACCGTCCTTTCGGGCACCTCTGGAGCCCTTTATTACAAGCCTGCTGGCACGTCAGCAACCTTCAAGGAAACTGATGTTGACGTTTCCAACGACCAGATCACTGTTGGCACCTTTCTGAACTTTAAGGTAGGCGACAAAGTTCAGTTTGCCGTTGAAGACGGTTCTGGTGGCACCGGCACTGGCACGTTGCCTGCTGGCATCAGCGCTAGCACTGATTATTTCGTGATTTCTTACACGGCTTCCACCGGAGTGTTGCAGGTGTCTGCCACTTCTGGTGGTTCAACTATCACGATCACTGACGACGGCACGATCACCGGTAGCAACGTTTTTGCCGTCAACTTCGAGACGTTCCAATCTGTGGCAAACGTCCGCAGCTGGGAATTTGAGGTGACTCGCGAAGAAATCGATGTGACCAGCATCGGTGGAACGCTTGGTCAGACTGCTCCGTTCCGCACTTTTATCTCTGGTTTTGCAGACGGCAGTGGCACCGCTGAGGTCTACTTCACTGATGACGACACCGGCATCACTGCACGTCTGATTGAAGACGTGACCCAGCGCAAGCAAGCTGGTGCAACCTTCAAGCTGTATATGGATACGGTTGTTTCTTCGGGTACGGTTGACGACACGAAGAGCCGCTCTATTCAGGTTGAAGCTGTGCTGACTTCAGCTAGCTACTCAGTTAGTCCTGATGATGCTCAGACTGTGTCAATCAGCTTCCGTCCAACTTCTGCTCCTACGTTCGACTTCAGCAAGAGCTGATAGGCGATCTAAAGACAAGGCCCCTGACATTGTCGGGGGCTTTTTTAATGCTACTGTAGTAGAACAATCAATTGGATATTCATGGCACTCCGCGCCATTGATCGCCTCAAGAAAGCAGCAAACCTGGAGCCGATTAAGAAAACGGTTGAGCTTTCAGACGGCACTGAATTTGAGATGTGGATGACGCCTCTGACGATGGCAGAGCGTGAGCGTGCTCAGAAGCGTGCTGGATCGGATGACGCCAATGCTTTTGCATTGCAACTGTTGATTGCCAAGGCGCAGGATGAGATGGGTAAAGCCCTGTTCGCTCCAGGCGAGATCGATGTGTTGAAGAATGAAGTGAAGGACAGCGATCTGCAGTCGCTGATGCTGGCAATTTTGACGGAGAAGGAAGAGGAGGCTATTGACCCAAAATCCTGAGTGCTGAGCTTCGGAGAGACAACTGGTTGATGCTCCAGTTTGGCGTTGCCAAAGAGCTTGGCATGGGCTTATCGGAGCTTCGCGCAACCATGACACCAGAAGAGGTCATTGGTTGGAGCGCGTACTTCCAGGTGCTAAACGAAGATCAGGAAAAGCAGTTCGCCAGCGCCCGTAGGCGCAGGTAAACTAATTCGTAAGTACGTCCGCAATCTGTGGCTAACGCTGACGCTAGAATTAATATAGTAATTCAGAATGAGCGCAGTCTTTCGCGCGTCATAGGCAAGATAGAGCAAGTTGGAGGATTGCTCGACACTTTAAATAAAAAGCAGCTTAATATTTTTGGCAGAACAGGCGGCGTTGGCGGTGACATAGCGGCAAAACAATTAAAAAATCTGCAAGACAACATTAGGAATGTTGCCAATGCAAGCGGAGATGCTGCAGCAAAAGCAAGGCTTTTAGGGAATACATTTGCGTCTATCAGCGAAAAAACAAGAGTTTATAGTCAAGTTCTTGAAAATGTAAACCTTAAAAATGGGGGTCTCTCCAGGCAAACTGCAGAAGTTAAGAATTTGTCTCGTGCCTGGGCAGTAGCGGAAGAGCAAGCCTCTAATTATTCGAGAAGAATCACAAAAGTACAAAATGATGCGTTGCGAGCAGAGAAAGGCTTACAACCACAAAGTGTGCGTGATTTTGAAGTAGCACGAAGGCAGAGAAGAGTAGGGGACAGGCGGAGACGAAGAGCTGCGGGACAGGGGAGATTTAGAGACATCGCAACAGGTGCAGGCTTCCCGCTGCTATTCGGTGGTGGACCTGCCCAAGCATTGGCAGGTGGCATCGGTGGAGCGTTTGGAGGGCTTGGTGGATCAATTGCTGCTTCTGCCATTGCAAGCCAAGTTCAGCAATTTGTTCAAGGTATTGCAGAAGCAGGGCAAGCGTTAGACGCTTTTTCCGGCGATGTCGGAAAAATTGCGGAGATGACGGGAACTGCCGGGAATGAAAGCATAAAGTACGCCAAGGCTCTAGAAGATTTAGGACTTAAACAGGCTGCGTTGCAGGTTGCCACGCAACAAGCTGCGCAAGTTATTGGAACGCAGGGTGTTGGTGCGCTCCAGTTATTTGCAGAAGACACCAAACGCCTTTCAGAAGCAACCGCAAGAGTTGGATTAAAGATCCAAGCCTTTTTTGCTCAAGCGCTTGGTGGGTTTACTAATTTAATTGCTCAAATCGTCGAAAGACTTGGAGGCGCAAAGCCTGCAGACACAGGAAGTGCGCCAGCAAGAGCTTTGGCTATCAATCAGGTTACAAAATTCAATCGACAAGAGCTGGATATTTTAAAGCAAGAGTTCGCGATCAAAAAGTTAGTCGGCGAGGAAGACGCAAAACAGAAGCAAGTCGCAGAAGCGAGGCTTGCCATTTCCAAGTTGGATCTACAAATCAGGAAGGAAAAAAATAAAGCCGCTATGGCGGTAATGCAGGATGATATTGCTGGAGAACTGCAGGCCAAAAATGCTGCGTTCTTGCTTGAAAAGAAGAAACTTATCTTAGAGCTTGAATTAAGCCAAGCTGAAGCAGCTAAGCGTGTT